AGTGGTGCAAGGTTTGTACTTACTAAATGTGCTAGTCATACTGGAGCTTGGCATGTGTTTGATAGTGTAAGAGGTATAGTTTCTGGAAATGATCCATTCCTAGAATTAAACTCAACGTCTGCTCAAGATAGCAATTACGATGCAGTTGATCCTCTTTCTAGTGGTTTTACAGTATCGGACAATATCACTAATGAAAATGGTAGAACGTTTATTTTTTACGCAATAGCATAACAATCAACTGACAAAAAGGAGTATCAACTAATGTCAGAATATCGTGAAAGAACAACAGGCGAAGTTAAATCGCAAGGCGAGTGGAGATCAGCCTTTAAGAATATGTCTCTGCCTAGAGTATGGACGAGTGGCGTCTGTGACGCAATGAATATTGATCCAGTACTGGCATCTCCTGCTGCTACAACAACAGCATACCAAACAAGTGTGCGTGATGGTGTAGAGAAGAATAGCAACGGTGACTGGGTTGAGAAATACGTAGCTAAAGATATGTTTGCTGATACCACAGATGACGATGGCGTAAAGACTACCAAGGCAGAGCATGAAGCTGCGTATCAGGCAACGTTAGATGCTAACACTGCTACATCAAACAGATCAACCAGAGACAGCAAGCTTGCAGAAACAGATTGGCATGGCATGTCAGACGTTACAATGTCTAGCGAAATGACCACGTATCGCCAAGCCTTGCGAGATATTACAGCGCATGAAAACTGGCCTAACTTGGAAGATGCTGATTGGCCTACCGCGCCGTAATTATACAAGTACTAGATACTATGGTAATTTATAGGTGTAGCAATGTTGTGAGGCGCGTATGGCACTTGTAGACTTGAAAATCCCACCAGGCGTTTACAGAAATGGTACGGATCTACAAGGCGAAGGCCGGTGGCGCGACGTCAATCTCGTGCGTTGGCATGACGGCCTAATGCGACCTGTTGGCGGTTGGCGTAAGAAGTCTACCTCTGCCGCGCCCAACAAACTGCGAGGAATGCTTGCCTGGACTGACAACAGCGCAAACAGATACATAGCGTCTGGCACTTACAACAAGCTTTTTGCTTACACCAACGCAGGCGTCAAGTATGACATTACGCCAGTTGGGTTAAGCGCGGGTCGAGAGGATGCAGCGGCGTTTACGGCTTATGGTTCTGGCTTATATGGCTCCCTGGCTTTCGGCATCGCACGACAAGACACAACAAACATACTGCCTGCGACGGTGTGGAACTTACAGCCTTGGGGCGAGCGTTTGTTGGCTCAAAATTCAGACGATGGTAAGATTTACGAGTGGGCCTTGAACACTGGCACCCCTGCCGCATTACTAAGCAACGCCCCTACTGGCAACGAGGCGATCCTTGTAACTGACGAGCGATTTGTTTTTGCGTTGGGCGCAGGCGGCAACCCCAGGAAGGTGCAGTGGTCAGACCGAGAAGATAACAACGCCTGGACGCCTGCCACGACGAATGAAGCGGGAGACTTGGAGCTTGCGACTACTGGCACGATTATGGCGGGAGTAAACGTGCGTGGCCAAGCGTTAATCCTCACGACAAGAGACGCACACGCGGCAACTTACCAAGGACCGCCCTACGTTTACGGCATAGAACGCGTTGGCACGTCTTGCGGCTTGGCGGCTGCGTTGGCTTGCGTCGTGGTAGATCAGGGTGCGGTTTGGATGGGCGTAAACTCATTCTTTGCGTATAATGGTAGCTCAGTTGCAGAGCTAAACAGCGAAGTTAGCGACTACGTGTTTAACGACATAAACAAAGCGCAGATCAGCAAAGTTTTTGGCGTGTCTAACAGCTTGTTTAATGAAATTTGGTGGTACTACCCCAGCTCCGGCTCTACAGAAAATGATAGATACGTGGTGTATAATTACTCAGAGAATACCTGGTATATTGGAGAGCTTGACCGCACAGCAGGCGCAGACCGAGGCGCGTTTAGACAACCTATGCTTGCTGATGCCAGTGACATGTATATCTATGAGCACGAGGTCGGCTTTGACTACTCCGGGCTTACGCCTTTTGCTGAGAGTGGGCCGTTTAGGATCGGTACTGGCGATAACGTCATTAGCGTTACTGAGCTTATCCCAGATGAAAAAAACCAAGGCGACGTCAACGCGATATTTAAGTCAAGGTTTTACCCCAACGGCACTGAGCGCAGCTACGGCCCCTTCTCCCTTACTAACCCCACGAGCGTCAGGTTTACTGGTAGACAGTTGCGTTTAAGGGTTGAGGGGCAAAAGTTAACCGATTGGCGTGTGGGAATAAACAGAGTTGACGCGGTAGCCGGAGGGCGCAGATGAGCCAGTACGCAGCGCCAGAGCCGTATGGTGGAGATTGGAAGGATTGGGCCAGACGTTTAAACGTGTTTTTAAATCGTACTCAGTCTGCTCTTGTTCAGCAAACAGGCGGTGAAAGCGCAAAAGAAAACGGTTATCTGATGTTTGACCGTTCTACCGTTAAGCCAGTGATAAGCCAATCTGGTGCTTTTAAGGAAGTTGTCGTGAAGCAATCGGTGCCTGCGTCTAGCGTTGGCGCGTCTGGCGATACGGCGGGTTTAGTCAGTTGGGATGCAAATTACATTTACGTTTGTACGGCGTCACATGATGGAAGTGCAAATATCTGGAAGCGCGTAGCTTTGTCTGGCGGTGCCTTTTGATGCACCCGGAGTTCGAGCGTTGCAAGCCACACATAGAAGCAGCCTTACAATATAGCGGCGGCACCCACGACATTATTGATATTTACGAGGGCTTGCATAACGGCACCATGCAACTATGGCCTGCCGAGAAAAGCTGTTTGGTCACTGAGATCATAAAATATCCAAAGAAAAAGGTGCTCAATGTTTTTCTAGGTGGTGGAGATCTCACGGAAATTTTGAGCATGCACGAGGATGTAATAAGTTGGGCAAAACAGCAGGGCTGCACGGCGCTAAACATGACCGGGCGTTTTGGTTGGAAAAAACCACTAGCAAAACACGGATGGGAGCCAATGCACACATCCTACGTCAAGGAGATTTAAATGAGCAAGGGTGGCAAAACTACAACTGTAGAAATTCCAGAGTACATTGAAAGTGCAGCAAAAGCTAATCTGGCGCGTGCAGACATAATAAGCAACCTAGGTTACGTTCCGCAAAGCTTTGGCGCAACGACGGCTGCTTTCACGCCTATGCAGATGTCTGCGTTTGGCAACACGGCGCAAGCTGCTGATGCTTTTGGTTTAGGCACCCCGGCAGGCGCAGACATATACGGCGGCATGGGCGCCCCAACAGAATACGCGAATGGAATTAGAGCCTACAGCGCCGCGCCTTTGTTTAATCAGTCAATGGCAGATTTTGCGTATAACCGACCAGACCAATTCGCTGCAATAAATAATATGTTTATCGACCCTGGCAGCCCTCCATTTGCGTTACCCCCTGGCGTAGTTCCAGGTGTTCCAAGTGTTCCAAGTGGTCCAGGCGGTCCAGGCGGTCCAGGTCCGGGAGGTCCGGGAGGTCCGGGAGGTCCAGGCAGTCCGGGTGGTCCAGGGGGTCCAGGGGGTCCAGAAGGTCCAGGAGGTCCAGGTCCAGAAGGTCCAGGAGGTCCAGGAGGTCCAGGTCCAGAAGGTCCAGGAGGTCCAGGAGGTCCAGGTCCAGGTCCAGGCGGTCCGGGTGGTCCTCCAGAAGTTCCAGTGATCCCGTATACGCCGCCAGAGTTTCAGCCAGGATTTATACCTGGTATATTTGGGCCAGACCCAACGCCTCCAATTGTGCCGATAGGCGATGCTCAACCTGGTGACGCTATTGCAGAAACGGATTTAGATGCACTAAACGCAAACCTCATCGGCACTGGTTTTGAAATACCAGACGTGCCGGGGCAAAGGTATCAGTTTTATAACCCTGATATTAATTATTCTGGGCTTGTGCGAGATGAATTTGATGGCCCTTACATAAGCCCAAGTACGGGGCAATACGTCGGCACTCTAGAGCCAAGCGCAGAGGGTTTAGAGGCAGCACAAATTGGTCAAGAGTATCTGCGAAGTCAGTCTGGCGCAGAAGGTCTTACACCTATGGCAGATGATTTTTACGATGGTATTAGATCAGCTAGTGATTTTCCTGTAGGTCTATCCACACAAGGGTATGACTTTTCAACCTATGCAAGTCCTGATAATCAGGGTCGCGGCACTCCTGGTAATTTTTTAAATAATACCGCGACAAACGATTTTGGCTCAACTGTTAGTGTGGGTTATGGCGCAGGGCAAGTTGACCCTGCCCTCGCGGCGGCGGCAGGCTACAATACTCCTGAACCGGGTGTTTTATCAAGCATTTTTGGTTCCTCAACGCCAGAGTCTCAAGCAAGGCTTGCGGCTGAAATAGCAGAAAGATCAAGAATTACCCAAAATGCAGCCGAAAGAAGGGAAAGTCAGTTAGCAGGCTTAATATCCTCAGTCGGCGGCCAAGCTTTAATAGATGAGGGTACGAATTTAGCCGGAGATCAAATAATGGCTCTCGAAAGGCAGTTTGGCACGCTTACAACCTCAGAAGTTGCCGATCAAGCTAACTTAGATCAGAAAAGCATACCGCTTCAAAAAGAAGGTATGAAAGCCACTCGCAAGGTTTTGGATAAAGCAGCGCAAGAGGGTAACTTGGGTGCTTACGTAGACAGCTTTTTGGACAAGTATTCAAACCTTGATCGGTTTCAAGAAAAAACGGGAATAAGTAGCAAAATTCTAAAAGACATTGAAAAAATCGCAGCAGCAAAGGTGACAACATAATGGCAGGCCAGGGATCAAAGGGCGGCGGTCAAGTACAGCCAGTAAATCAACAGCCAAACGCAATGACAGTAGCGCCTATGCAACCGCAGCCAGGGTTTAACGTAAATCAAGCGGCGTCAACTGGGTTGCAGGGCGCAATGGGCGCAACGCAACAAGCAATTGCAGCCCCGCTGAATGTAGGCGCTTACATGAACCCCTACCAGCAACAAGTAATAGACACCACGCAGGCTGACATTGAGCGTCAAAGGCAAATGGCGATAAATAACATGGGCGCAGCCGCGACCCAAGCAAATGCGTTTGGCGGCTCAAGGCAGGGCGTCGCCGAGGGCGTCACTAACGCGGAGTATGGCCGGGTCGCAGCAAACACGCTCGCACCGTTGAGGATGCAGGGTTACAACACCGCCATGAGCAACGCGTTCGCTGATCGTGGTGACAGATTGGGGGCCGCAAATCAGTTAGGCGGTTTGGCTAATCAAGCATTCACGACTGGCCGCACGTTAAACCAAGACATGATGCAGCAAGGTATATTGCAACAAGCAGTACAACAGTCGCTTATTGATGCTGCGCGGCAAGACTTTGCAGGCTACGCAGGCAGTCCAACGGCAAGCCTAAACGCCCCACTAGCGGCGTTAGGCGTGGCAAACGAGAACTCAGGCAAAAAAACAACGGAAGGTTTCCAGCCTGGCGTATTGGACATACTAGGCTTTTTTGCCGGAATATAAATTAAGGAGTTAAGAATGGCTGAACAAATGGGATTGCTTGCGAATATAGGTCAAGGCTTGCAGCGTAAGTTTGGCCGTATCGGTGATGCATTGTCAGGCAGAGACGAAAACGCCAGAGACAGGTTGGCGCTCGGATTAATGAGCTTAGGGAATTCACAGCAAACGCAAACAATGCAACAGCTCGTTGCAAATAGACTTGAGGAACGCAAGAAGCAGGCGCAGGCAAATAAAAGCATTGAATACCTAAAGACAATTGATCCCCGCCTGGCAGCATTGGCGGAGAACAACCCCAGCATGGTTGGGAGTATATTTAGCGAAATTGCAAAAAGACAACTCAACCCGCAGCAGGCGAGAATAGAGACTGGTAGAGATAATTTTAAATATTACATCACCGGACCAAACGCCGGGCAGCGTGTGTTACCTGGTCAGTTAACCGAAGAAGACGAAGCTATTATGAATTTGCAGTCTAGGCTTGGAGTAGATTCTCAAACGGCAGCAAATATGTATTACCAGCAAAAGGGCTTCACCCTGCCAGGCGCAAACAATCAAACGGTGGCTTTCCTTGAGGAAAAAGCAGCGGCGGGAGATGAAAACGCTAAGGCTGCGTTGTTACTTGTGGGCCCAAAGGGCGCAGGCGAGGCAATGAAAACCTACATCAACGCCGCAAGCACAAACGCCGCAAACAAGACGGCGGCCAACACCAAAACTTATCTCAACGGTCTTAGTATAAGTGTGTTCCAAGATGGCACAAAGCAAGTGGTCAGCCCAGACAACCAGATACTAACTGGTCCGGCAGCAACCGAAGCTATAAAGATTGCTCAGGCTAATGAAGTTGAGCAAGCGAGGCTCACTGAGTTTGAAACTAAATCGGCGGGTGCTAAAGCTAAGATGGTTCAAACTACTATCAGTAATTTAATAAATGTGGATAGTTCCTTGCGTAACATGGCAAGAGCCAAGCGAGCCTTGCGCGATTCAATAGCATCTGGTCAGGCTGATATTTCTGGTCCGATTAATCAATATTTTCCAGACATATCAGTTGAGGCTGCCGAACTTACAAGCGCCAGAAATGCACTTGGTTTAGACGTGGTTGGGTCAGTCACCTTTGGAGCTTTGTCTAAGGGTGAATTGGACTTAGCATTAACGCAGGGATTACCGTTAGGGCTCAAACCGCCACAATTGCTTGAGTTTATTGAACGACGTGAAGCTGCGATTAAAAAGTATAGGACGATACTAATGCAAGCGGCGCGTACTATGGCAGATCCACAAAAAGACTACGACGATTATTTAGATACCCTAGAAGACTTAGAGGTTAAACCTAACCCATATAAAACAAAATCAGACGATGACCTGGAGCAGCTATACATTGAAGTCATGTCCGGCACGTCAAACCTCTCAGT